TTTCATACTCTGAAAGCTTAGTCCAGTCAAGCTTTTCTGGCATACATGATAATAAATATTCATAGTCATGCTTACCACAATCTTGATAAGGTGCTTGCTGATAGGTATGGTCTGAGTGTGGTAAAAATGACACACCTGACATTTCGTCAAAGTGTTTATAGACAAAGGCTCCCACATCAAGCCATTCGTCATCCCGTACTGATATTGTGACCGAGGGCTTATGCTCACACCAATGGCGTTGGTAAGTAAGCCAAGTCTCTAGCTGTTCAATAGCAGTCATGTCGTTGCGTGTTATAGCATTCTCTGGTGATTTGACAGGGAAGCTGAACACAGTTGTAGTATCACCCTTGAATACACAAGGCTCGTTGGGAACCTTCTGATCTATCATAAACTGTGTAAGGGGATCTTTATTATCACCTCGTACAGTACGGATATAATATGGAGAGTGACGAGCATGTATACCACTGGCACTGTCCACCAACTGCGAGACAGTACCCGAAGGTTTGACGCAGGTAATAGCAGCAGACTGAGGTATACTAAGCAACTCAGCATATTCAAGATTAGTATCCACAGCGACAGTTCGTAAGTCATCTAATAGTTTCTCCAGTTTAGAATTAACGGTAGTCATCAATGGGTTATCCATGATGCCTGTTAGAGACACACCAAGCAGACGTTCTTCTTCCGTATTACGTTGCCACACTTTACGCAAGTAAGGAAACTTTGTGTACGAGCTTTGGATTGTCCCAAGTATTGTGGCGATCTTGACCTTACGCTCCAGGTCTTTAACCGTATCAGTGGCACGAACAACAACTTCCGTAAGATTACAAAACTGGTAGGGTCTAAGTATGATTTCACTACATGGATTAGTCCCGAACTGCCAGTCAGGATCACGTCTACCATACTTCGCAGCCTGTGCTTTACTTGCTTCACGATTGAATATACCCCTCTCTCCTGATTTACTTTCTACCAACGCAGTCCACTCACGCATGAATGTTTCTATGTCTGGTTTCTCTGTGTAGGACACACTGTTGTTAGCCAATGCTCTGTGTGGTGCTGTCTCCCACCACTGTCCTGACTTAGCATGACGCATACGATCATCACTCAAGTTAGACAAAGAGATCATAGCACTACGTCTGACACCACCCACTACAACTATCTGTCCAATGAAGCACATCAAGTCGTGGCATTCCATAGAGGATAGCTTGCGTCCCTGTGCTAACTTGAATGTTGTAACTGTGAAGTTAAACAACTCGACAAGAGGTGCAGGACCACTAGCTCTACCGCCAAACGTTTTAAGTCTAGCACCTGCAGGACGTACACGTGACACGTCCCACTTAGGTATCTCACCTGCCCACAGCAAAGCTAGTAACTGTCTATATGCTTTAGCCCAACCTTCTTTGCTGTCCTTAACAACAATCATAGTCTCGCTCTCAAACAACTCAGGTACTTCTGGTAGCTGCTGAATGAACTGACGCTCTACACTGAAGCCCACGCCTGTACCACAAAGCAAGATGAACATAGCTTCATCGAAAGACTTAGGGTCATCCACTGGTAGGTAGCTACAGTTATACCCTGCTGTGTTATCTCTGTCCAACGCAGCACCACTAGTCATCATGGCTCTCATGCTTGGCATTACATCTAGGCTAAGTATAGCTTGCTCGATCTGGTTAACCCATGAGTCGTTGCCTAGCTTGGGACGTACCACGTTATCAACGTAGCGTCCTACTGTCTCAGCCCATGACTCACGGCCTCTGCCATCTATGTACTTAGCATAGCGTGACTGGTGTATAAAACTCTGATAGTCTGTTGGTAGTAAGTTACTCATTTAATCCTCCGTTGTTCCAAGGGTAGCATGGAACTATGCTTTGTTTACAATACTTCTTGTTGTCCACCAGTAACACTGGCAATACTACTATTACGAATATACAAAATAAGACGGGCCATATCAAGCCCTTGGTAGTACAGTAGTTCATCTGTTGTCACCACTCCCTTGTATAGTTCCTCTCTCCTGTCTACTCTTTAGTTTCGATAGGTTCTTCAGTGCCACCTCTGCCATGTCTATC